TGCTGCACCCATTGCTGCACCGACTGGCCAACCACCCATCTCTGTACCATGCTTCACGGCTGCCATGACTGTTGATGGGATATTGATAACTGCTTCGGCTAACCTAGCCGCTTTGGTTAGTTCAAACATCTTGCGACTATGCTGTGACATACCACCAAAGTCAGCCGCAAAAAACGCTAATGTGCCTTGCAATTGTCCCTTTTGGAATGCCTTGTTTAGCTCTTGAATCTTGCTACCTGTACCCATCATTATATCTAGTTTTTTTGCTGAATGAGCTAACTCTGCTTGTAACTCGGCCTGTTTTAGCTCGTCCTTAAAGATAGCTTCGCCCTCTTGCAATTCTGCTAACTTATCCATTTTTTGTTGGTGCTGTTCGTCTAATAACTCAAGCTCGGTTAAGCCTGCACGTCTGCTTTCTTCAATGACTTGCTGTATTGAATTAATACGATTGGTGCGGTATTCATCTTCGGCGGTTTGCTTTTCTAATAACGCGGCCTGTTCTTTTTCACTAGCATCTAAAACTTGTTGAATAATATCATTATTAAACGCTTCGTTAGCCGCTAAAACACCTGCTTTATACTCGCTATCACTTAACGCTTTTTGGTCGTTAAATTGTTTTAGTTGGCTTAACAGGTTTTGAAAATGTACGCCCTGTAATTGTAGCTCGCTCATGTTAGATTCAAGAGTCTGTTTTAATAACTCTTGCGCGGCCTTGCGTAATTCGTCTGCTTTTTTAGCTGCCTCACCATCATCACCATCATCGCCCGCGCCCTTTGGTGCTGTGGGTTCGCCTGTTTTGTTTTTGTTTTTGACTTGGCTCGCTTCTTCAATCGCCGCATCTCTAAACGCCGCGCCTGCTTCGCCACCGATGCCACTTGCAAAATCAGATACACCATCAGTCGCCAATCTCTCTAGCACTGCTTTTGTATCTCTTACAGTTGCCATTAACGCATCTATATTTTCGGTCTTATTATATTTTACTAACTCTAACGGCTCGAACTTTTCACCCTTAAAACTCTTATAGGCGTTATGTGCTTTTATTAAAAGGTTAGTAAAAACAGCAACATTCGTATTGTAAATATCCATTACGCCCGCAACAGGCACACCCAAACCCATGACAATCATATTTCCCAATGTGCCAACAGATGCTGCTATGATTTCAACAATACCTTTTGTTGCGGTAAAAATGTTAATTAACTGTGCGCCAAACTCAATGGATAAAAACGTGAGTACGCTTATATTGTTTTCTAAGTCGCCTGAGTCAACATTAAACATGGCGTTTAGATTGCGTGTGGCAACCGTAAAGGCTGGGCTTAATTCACTGCTTACAATCTCGGTCGTAGTACGCAAGTTAGCTATAAGTTTGTCAAATTCTTTGTCTGCTTCAATCGCTCGGCTTACGTCTAAATCATCAAGTTTCGGTAGTAAATTATCGAACTCATTGGCCAATGCTTTTACATTAACTTCGGTGAGTTTTAGCGCGGGCAACCAGTTATCACCAAAAAGAGTAGCACCTATTTGTGCTTTATCTGCTTGACTGCTAACTTGACCTAAAGCATTGGCAACCGTGATTAACTGTTCATCTACACCTAATTTTGTCAACTCTGACATTGACAAGCCTAGACGCGCAAATGACTCCTCAAAGTCTTTGTTACCGTTAGCAGCTTCGCCAATCTGCTCGTTAAGAGTTTTGGCCAAGTCAATCATCATGTCAGTTTCTAGGTTTGCACCCTCTGACACGGCTCGCAATCGCGCTAATTGATTGTATGTAAGGTTTAGGCTGTTAGCTAATGAGTTAAATTCGCGTATTGCGTTTGATGTGGTAACAGTCAACACACCCACCGCGCTTGTAGCGATGGATATAGCAGCCGCTAACATTTTGGCTTTATCAACCGATTGCCCAAAGCCACTAGATAACGAGTTGTTAGCTTGTTGGCCTTGCTGTTGTGTGTTGTTTAGCTGTTGATTGACTTGTTGTAGGCTGTTTTGTAACTGCGTTACATCGGCGCGTAAACTTATAACGAGGTCGTCAGTTGTTGCCATGGATTTTGTCTAACTCCTCATTTAGTTCGTGAAACTCGGCCAATGTCATCGGTTTGCTGTAACTTTTGCCTGTGCTTATTTCCATTTTATCTAAGTGCGTATCCCATAACGCCCAAAAATCAAACGGCGTTAATTGCCACGCATCACGCGGCTGTATTGATAAGTAAATGACAGCACTCGACCACAGTTTGTGCCAAATGCTGCCTTTACCTACTTTTTTTCGCCGTCCTCTGACACGGTTTTGATGTCGGTATCGCTACCCGCCGTTAAAATGTTACCTGCAAAAGTGGCAACCGCAATCGCATAATCGCTTAATCGTTTTGACTTGAGCATGCGCTTGTAAAACTCTTCGCGTGTCCACCAATCAGGATAACGGCCAGTGGTAGGCACTGCACAGGCAAGCAATGCTTTGGTGATGTCGCCTACTTTGGGTTGTTGCATTTGAAAAATTAACTCATAGATAGGCTTACCTGTAGCCGTTTCTAATTTGTCCAAATTCTCAAAACTTGGGACTAGATTAAACTCTAGCCCCTCGATGTCCAACAATACTAAACCGCGCATATTAAACCGCCGCTGTATAAGTGATTGTACCCGCGCTTTCTAAGCTCATGCTAAAGTTTTCTTCTTTGTTGTATTCGCCTGAACGCTCACAACTAGAGATAGCCCATAAGCCTGCCCACGCTTCGCCTGTACCTGATTCAATCTTGCAGTAGATATGCGTATTGGCATTGGCTGCAACCATCACATGGTCAGTAAATACCGCGTTATCAGATACCACGCCTGACACCTTGCAAGAATAAGCGCGAACACCAGCACCCTCTAACAATTGACGCGCACCGCTGCTGTCTTTGTCGGTTACATCCACAGTCTCATTGCTGATAGACAAAGAGTCCGTTTTACCGCCACCGATTACCGCAAAAACATCGGGGCCAGTGCTTGTGCGTACTTTGATACGAAAGTCACTACCTTTATACTTAGCCATTATGCCACCTCGCTGATTAACAAATTAAAACGCATTACGCCATGGCGCGTGATGCCGTCTGTATCAATAACCATGTCATGTCTCAAAAACTGACATAACACACTTTGCCCACTATCTAAAGTCAAGTCTTGATTGTGCAATGCTGCATGGCATTTGTCCATCAAGCCGCGAATCTCTTTTGTTCCCTCGACACGACTGCCAATGTGCAACGTGATAACAGCCTCTAAACCATTATCATCTTTATTCGACCAATCTGCCGCGCCGCCATCCTCTAACCATATCTTAGGAAATGCTGTCTTATCGTCTAAGATCTCTTTAACTAAACCGACTAATCCTATTGTTCCGTTTAGTTTTACCCATACTGCCTTAACGTAACTGTTAAACAAACTCATATCGGCGGCACTCCCTGCATATCACGAATGGCTTGATTAACCGCGTTTTGTACAATAGCAATTGCCTGTTGTTTCTTAGCTTGTAACCCTTTAAACATAAACGGACGCGGCTGCAATCCTCTGCTTAAATCGCCATACTCTAGCCGCTTGGCATAAGGTGCGATTGAGTGAAGCGATAAGATGCGAACTCTTAAATTTTGTAAATCAGGCTCAATTTGAATTGACCGCGCTAAGAATCCTAAGTCAGTTGCAGGGCTTTCCCCTGCCGCCGATGCTTTGTGTGTTCTATATGTGCCGCTTGCGTTTTTTTTGCGATATGTTTTACCGCCGCGCGGTGCGTGTTCTATGTTTTTTCTAACCTCAGTTGCGACAATCTCACCCGCAATAATGAGATTAGCCTCAAGCCTACGTTTTAAAGCCGCGTTTAATTGTGCTACTAATGACATTATGCAGCCTCCAAAACAAACCCAAACCCGTCCTCTAACAACAAGAAACCACCATCTTCTAACAGTATAAAATTATTATTAACACGGCTAACAATGTTGGCACTTTCTAACGTAATCGAATATAAACCATCTTTGTTATATTCACCCGATGTCTCAAAAGCCGATAAAATAAAACCACCTGAATATATTTCGCTATTGTTACTATTGATTTTTACATTAAGTATCTCGCCTGTATTGGCTGCATAACTGATTTTTTTATAGCTGTCTGCACTACTAATGCAGCCTTGAGCCTTAATACTTACTGACTGTATGCCACAATTCTCTAATAGTTCGCGCTGTAAATCGCCTTTGCTAGTCACATCAACCGTTTCATTATTTACTGTCATAGTGGTTGTACGCATCGCGGCTAATACCGTAAATACGCTATCAATCTCAACCTCTAACAAAAATAATGCGCCTTTCATTGGGCTGTTGCTCCCCACAATTCGGCTTTGATGTCGTAAAAATCTAGGTCATCTTTATTGCGGCTAATGCCAGTTATGCGGTAATACTCGCTACGATGGACAATGCGTATATTATCGCTGTCTCGTGTCGCGGGTACTGTGACTGCTTGGTTTTGTCTAATTGTAAAAGTATAAGCCTGTGTATGTTGATTCTCACCACGATAAAACCTTTCACGCTCGCTCTGTGGTGTCGCTTTCGACCATACGCTAACGAGTGTTGACCATGTGCTAGTAAAGCCGCCTTGACCATCGCTTACTTTAGCGCATTGCTCAATCGTAATACGGTGCTTTAGTTCGCCAATGTTCATACGTTAAATACTCGGTATTGATTCAACACGCTCACAACATGAGCGGGTAAATCGTAAGAGCCGCGATTATAAAAACGGTATGTGACAAGGTCTTTTAAGGCTTGTGTAAGTGGTGCTAGGCTAGATAATGCTGTGGCCATTGTCCACTCAATAACGATTAGCTCATCATTTGAATAGTCATAATTGAGGCGTAAACAGCCTGTTACTTCATTGAATAAATAATCTGTAATTGTATCGCCGTCAACAGTGACAACAACCGATGATGCGGTAATTCTAGGTGAATAAAAACGATTTTTAATTGATTCGGCAATATATTTTGTGCGCCAAACTTGAGGGCGTAATACATTTTTAGTGTATGACTCAACCTCGCGTCTGCATGAAGTAATTAAAGAGCTAATCAAGCTATCTTCATCACTGTTTTCAACTTTAGCCCATGCTTTAACATCGGCTGTCGTTATCGGTTCACTTCCCGATTC